TGTAAGCTTGGGCAATGGGGGATAGTGCATTTTTTAAAGTGAAGAGTACGAAACGTAGCAATCCAGAGGCTCGCACCACACTTGACGCCATTCACCATGAAAAAATTCAATCCATGATGGACCAGAAGAAGAACATTCACGTACTCAAAGAGGAGATTGAGAAGCGCAAGAAGAAAATCCAAGAATCTACCTCGGATGTGGAGGTGTGGAAATGGGAACGCGAAGTGGAACAACTGGAAAAGCGAATGAAGAATATTGAAGATGGAACCGACCTAATGGATTATTATCTTCGCACAGGCGACATTCTCTATAACTATTATGATATTCAGGAACAGATTAATCAGGGGACGAATATGGGTCATACCAATAAGGCCAAACCTGGTTCCATCTTGGCCATTTTAGAAGAGGTGGCGCAAGAAGAGGCCCAGCAGCAACGACATACCGCGCAGCAAAACCGAGAAAAGAATGAGGTGATAGAGACGGAACCGGTTAGTAAGGAAAGCGTAGTACAGAAGGGTCTTCAGCGAAACCAGTTGCTAAACGATTATCTTCAGATGGAGGATCCAAGTATGGCACGTAACACGGTGGAAGAGTATGACGATCCATGGACGCTTTGTGAACGTTGTAATAATGAGATGATTATGTGTCTCAACGAGGCGAATCTCACCTGTTCCAAGTGTGGACATCAGGAATTTATTCTGGTGGACAGTGATAAGCCCTCCTACAAGGATCCGCCGCGTGAAATCAGCTATTATGCCTATAAGAAGATCAATCATTTCAACGAATGGTTGGCGCAATTCCAGGCCAAGGAAAGCACCGAAATTCCAAATGAAATTTACGATGCGATTCTGCTTCAGCTCAAGAAGGAGCAAATTACGAACATGGGTACGTTGAAGCCGACCAAACTTCGCGAGATTCTGCGACGAATGAAGTGTTCCAAATATTACGAGCATATTCCCCATATTATCAATCGCCTCAATGGACAGAACGCACCATTTATGTCTCGCGAAAATGAGGAAAAGCTGCGCCACATGTTCCGTGAAATTCAGCCGTCGTTTAAGAAGCATTGTCCCAAGGGTCGTCGCAACTTCCTCTCGTATGGATATGTGCTCTATAAGTTTTGTGAACTATTGGAGATGGACGACTACTTGGCATGCTTTCCATTACTCAAAAATCGCGATAAACTCTATCTGCAAGATAAAACATGGGAGAAAATCTGCCAGGATATGCGATGGGGTTACATTCCTACTGTCTAGATGAAATCCTTTTAAAAAATGTGAGCCATGTGAAATATAGTACATACAACTATAACTACATTCATCCAATATGTTAAAATATCTATCAATATTTTAAAATATGGTATTTTTTGTGATTTTCTCAAAGTTTGATGACCCCCCTCCTTTGGCGAGTTTTTGGTAATACACCGAATGGGTTGACGGTTGTTCATAGATAGGTGATTTCTTATGCCATGCGCGGGAAGCCCACCAGGTTGGCGCCCAGACCGAATCCTGCGCCCTGTCGAGCCGTCACGCCAATGCTCGGCGAAACAGCGTCCAGAATGGCGAAGACAACCGCGGCCAGGACACCCAGGGTGGCGACCTCGTCCAGCGGAAGAGCCTTCTTCGGAATCAGGATCGCAGCAGCGGCGATGACAAGACCCTCAATGAAGTACTTAATAATGCGGTTCACAATCTCAGCAAATCCGTAGCCCATGATTTCTATATTCTTCCCCTAGAAAAAAACTTATTCCACCGTGGGCTTCTATTTTACCCATGACAGTCACATTTGCGGTGCGTCACGAGTTTAAAGCACCAAACCTCTATTCCCCATAGAAGATGAGCACCGACAAGAACCAGCCCACCGTAGTAGAGGACTTCCTGGACGAGGACACGGAGATCCCAGGCCAGCGTTATGTACTGCTGAGCTTTCTAAGTCCGGAGAAGGTACTGGTTAAGAAGGACCAGTTCTTTTTCAAGAAGTTCCTTGAGAACTATGAGGTAGACTGGAAGATTAAGAATCTGGAGAAGTTCATGGTAGATACTGTAAAGCACATCAATGATGAGCTGGACGAGCGTGCCCGTGAGCTGGAGAAGAATGACCAGTTTGACCAGGCCGCCATTTGCCGCAAGAATCGCCTAAGTATTGATGATGTCATGGGCAAGTACAACAACTTTGTTCAGAAGAGCCGCAACGATATCACCAAGACGAAGATTGCCGAGGCATTTGACGATTTCCTGTACAAGAACAAGACGAAGCTGGAGAGCGAGTTCCATGCCCAGAACGATTTCCAGACCACCATTCGTGGCCTCAAGGTTCGCGGTGTTTATGGCAATCCGAAGGAGGCAGAGCTGAAGGCGAAGAAGCTCCAGAACAAGGACAAGTACCACAATATTCTCGTAGGTGATGTTGGTAAGTGGCTGCCATGGGATCCTGAGCCACATGAGGTGGCCGATCAGGAGTATGCACAGGATGAACTCAACACGCTCATGCGCAAATACAAGGAGAACGAGGACAATCGTGAGAAGTACTTTGAGGAGCGCAAGAAGGGTGGTGCGGGCGCGGGTGCAAAGCAAGTCATGGGTGTGAGCACCGAGGGTCAGACCAGTGCCACGGATTCCTTTGGCAGCATGTTCAGCGGCCAGGGTGACCTCGCGATTCAGCGCAAGATGGAGCAGAAGCAGCCGGCTGTAACAATGGAGAAGGTGGAGGACGTGGAAGAGGAGAAGACTGCTCCACAGAACACCGTGGTGGAGCCGACGAATTAAATCATAGTAGTATACAAAACGTAACAAAATAGAATATGTAATGACATATTTCGTTTTTGCTACTGCGAGTTCATCAAGTAGTTTCCTAGCAGGTGTTACATGCCCCGTTTTTGCGCGCTTTTTCCTAAAAAGCGCCATATGACACGTTTTTGCGCGCTTTTTCCTAAAAAGCGCTTACGAGTAATAGCCAACCCACGGGCCCTGATTTCCTACAAAGGTTTTGATACACGACTGGGTGGTGCCATCACAGAAGTATCCCTCGGGACACGGGTTACCGTCTTCGTTCGGAGAGCGGCAAAGGTAATCCGTGTTGGGATCGGGGCGCCACGTAGGGAGTTTAGAGGCGTTGCCGATGGCTGGAATGCCCGCCACACCACCATTTGCAGTAGAGGGACCCATTGGATAGCTACCCGTCTGAATGTCTGTAAAGCCTGCCTCCACACGGCTCACGTAACGAACAATCATCGGCAGAATAACGACTGCCACAACAAGGAACACGAACATCGCTCCTAATCCCATAGACTTGGCCTGAACCATTTTCTAGCAGATGGTGAGGTTTTTAATTACGTTCGGTGGTTATTGGATTATGCATAGGGGTATTTTGTGGGCGGCGTCATCGGTAATGGAGAGATAGACGGGTAATAGGGTAATAAATCCGATTTACAATAGCCATTCATACACCGTATATTCTTTCCTGAACACGATGGTAAATCCACACCACAGCGTCCTTGGTCCACAAATGTCTCGGACACCGTCGGTTGTAATACCAAATACAACACCATTCCAATCACAAGCACAATAAACACAATACCTGCTTGTTCACGTAACTTCATATCCATTTCCTCTATTATATTAATATTTCTTCTGTACGTTAATGGCTGGACCGCGTAGTTTCATATTCGCACGCGCATCAAACACATTCACGTCTTCTTCCTCCTTGAAACGCGCCAACATTTCGGATTGCCGCCATAGCTCTGGCTTGCCCATCTTAAAGTCTCCGTGGATTTCTGCCTTGTACCAGAAAATCGTGTCTTCTAGCTTGTTACTCTGGGTGTTATTGTTTACCACAAGACATTCATAGTTCTGGGTACACTGGTCCATCATCTGGCAGAAGAACTCAAACGAGGGGAAGGCCGACCCATAATTCTCAAAGAGACGACGGCGATTGTTCATGTAGGGTTCACGCAGGATAAACACGTAATCCACATTCGTACGAAGGGCTGGCTGAATGCCAAGTGGGAACTGCATGGTAATAATGAAAAACACTTTGAGCCAACGACCGTTCATAAAGAGATAGCGAATGTTCTTGTCATGGGTCCAGGAGTCATCGTACATACAGTCATCTAGAATGAGGAAAGCACGGGGGTCCAGATTGTTGGCGATTCCACGCTCCTTGTCCTGCTGAATCTTATGCATGACGAGTTTCTGACGCTTCACAAAGTTATCCAAAATCACGGGATTATACTCACCGTGAATAAACATGGGGGGCACAATTTGTTTGAAGAAGCCGTTGGACTCTTCCGTACCAGAAATCACGCATCCCATGGGTAACTCTTGGTGGTGAAACAGCAAGTCGCGAACCAGTGTGGACTTACCCGTTCGACGACGTCCAATAAACACACATACAGCATCTTGTGGAATAGATTTCATTGCAAACTTCCGGAGATTAACATTAATACCACCTGGTGCAGCCATCGTTAATTCTAGTACTACAAAAAAAGAAGAGGTGCGCTACATGTACGCACCGACAAGTCTTGGAAAAGAGGAGATGAAAGCCGTTCTTCGGACTCTACGCCATCAGCCGTGTAGGGCTCATGGCATAACAGAGAATGAACGAGAAACATTCGCCCATTATCATCATTTACAGCGGTATCACCCCGCCATTGACATGTTTCCTATACCTGATTCGGCACTAACACACAAGAACCTGACACTACCTTCTAAGTACTATGTGGATACATGGCTCCAACGCAGTGAGGAGAACCCACGCATCTGGACCACGATACGCACCGATGCAGTCACCATGGATAACCAAAAAGGGGAGACGTGTCAGACCTTTGTGAAAGTGGTCCACCTCTTGGATCCGATTGACATGATAAGGGAGAAATACATCACTCCTGAACATCCGTTGTTGCCGCAAAGTGAAAATACGTGGAAACATACCCTTCTCAAGTTACATAGCCATAACAACCAGGCCTACGTAGACAATGTGGCGAACTTTGTCCTTAGTCGCTTCCGAGAACTCCATTTAACGCCGCATTGTGTGTTGTACTATGGCTCGGCAACTGGTATTAGTAATTCCTATCAGTTTAACATTTCTAGTGAATTTTACACCTATCGCCAATGTCGCTGGTTTTGGAAGGGTATGAAATCGCATAGTGCGAAATTGGTTGTCTCTAAGCCAGATGGTGATTTGGAGAGTCTTCCCAATTATGAGGAGATTTGTAAGGATATTATGACGTGCCCTTTTGATGAGGAGACCGAATCAGGAGAATTATTGACGATTGAATTGGAAGCGCTTTCAGAGGGTCAACAGGAAATTGATTCCTCAGACATAGAATCGGTTCATTCCTTCACATTTGATACGATGGAAGAACATGCCGACAACGTCAATGATATTTTTGAAATCAATAAACGGATTGTTCCCTCTCCTGCGGAGTCTGTTGCGGCCTCCTCTGAATCAAATTCCGAAAGAAGCGAGGGAGAGAGCGAGGAAAGTGGAAGCGACGCAGAAACTGATGAAACAGTGGAACTGGACATGGACATCTCCTTAGAGATGCCCAATATGCCCATCATACTGATTTATCAAGAAGCACAGGAGGGTGTTATGGATGAGTTACTGGACGAGGACGAAATAGACGGACATGCACGTGGTTCACAAGGTTGGGAAGCGCGTTGGATGGCATGGCTGTTCCAAGTGATTGCCGCCCTCTCGTTCCTTCAGAAGGCGATTTGCTTCACACACAATGATTTGCATTCCAACAACATCGTATGGAGAACGACGACGCAAAAATTCCTGTTTTATCGGGACCGACAAGGGACCGTATGGCGAGTACCTACCTTTGGTAAAATTTTTAGCATCATTGACTTTGGACGTTCCATTTTCCGTCTGGGTTCGCATCTGTGGGTGTCAGATGATCACTGGCCGAATCAAGATGCAGGCGACCAGTATAATTTTGGACCCTTCTTTGATCCAACCAAACCGAAACATCCGCCCAATCCCTCCTTTGATTTGTGCCGTCTTGCCGTCAGCCTGATTGATGGATTGTTTGACGAACGACCGCCCAAGAAGAAGGGCAAGGCAGTCCCTGTCATGAGTGAAGAAGGAACCTGGAAGATGTATGAAACCAACTCGCCCCTCTTCAATTTACTGTGGAGTTGGACTGTTAATGACCAAGGACATACCATCTACGAGGACAAGCATGGACATGATAAGTACGATGGGTTTGACTTGTACATCCGAATCGCACAAGATGTTCACAATGCCGTCCCTGCACAGCAGATTCATCGCCCTATGTTTGAACAGTTCAAGTGGAAACAGAAAGTAGACAAGAAAGAGACGGTGTATTCATTGGGTGTATAATATTGGAATTATATCCTTGACAAATGCATTATGAATTATGTAAAACATAACCTAGTAATGAATTAATTCGTGCTGCAACATCCCGTGTCCGTGGGAAGAGGCTGGCATGGACATCCATTGTTAATGGTGGTACATCCGCCAGTACCCTTGCGATAGTACGCCATATTTCCATTCTTCACGGTGTTAATAACCGATTGATCCCAAATACCTAATGCAGGCGCATAACCTGTGTTGGGATTAACTGGATTGGTAATACGGTTGACGAAGGAACCGGACTCGGCTTTGTCTCCACGACGTTTGGTGACCAGAGAGGAATCGTAGATGGTGGTGGGCATAATTGCTACTACCCTTGGAGTATATTTGTTTTGTACGTCATCCGATACTATCGTCCAACTAGACGAGGGGGTCCAACCTGTAAATCAAAATCAGAGTCGCCGCCACCTGTTACTGACGAGAGGGCGGCGGGGAGTTCTATAGTAGGGAAAATGTCTGGCATCCAGACACCCACCAATCCAATCAGAATGCTGCCGCTGATAAAATCCTGCATGAATTGAATCCTGCGATACTCCTTCTGGTTGTATTTGGAGGCAATAAAACTCAACAAAACGAATACGAGACCTCCCACAACAATCCACGGGAACCACACTGGTGTCATTACTCCTGTCCTTTACAAAAAACGCGGTCGTTCTCACGCACCCAGGTCCTCATAGTCCAGCGATTCAATGCCCTCTACTTCGCCATCCCTCTTGTCTAACGAATCAAAGCCATCCTCCTCCGTAAGCGGAACACCCGCTTCTTCTAGTATTTCTAAATCCGGAATGGATTTCTCATCATCATCCTTGGGATAATAGACGAGATCGGAGTTTTCAGGATAATCCGAGTCAAATACCGCATCAAACTCACTAAACTGAACATTGGGCTTGTCATCAATCACAATGGTAGGTGGTGGAATAACCTCTGTCGCAGGATTCACGATTGCTTCGGGCTCCTTTTCCTCCTGTGGAGGCGTAGGTTTCGGTTCTTGGACAGGTGCTGCATCAGGGGTCGTTAGCGACGCAGCTGTCTCCACTGGCTTGTCTTGTGCTGCCGATTCTACAGGAAGAGACGATGCCGTGTCAGGGAGCGTCACCAACTCAGGGACGGTAGGAACAGACTGGATAGGCTTCTCCATCTCGTCCTCGGATTCGCTGTCGCTCTCCTCCTCTCCCATTTCGGCAGCATCCATGTTCACAAAGTCCTTCAAAATAGACTTCACGGGCACCAAGCTTCGCACTGCCTGTAAAATACCTTCGTTGATGATTTGCTCTATGGCACGGTAGTTCTGCTGTTTCTCAATCGCTGGAATACCGTCGCGGAACAAATAGGAAGAACTCCAGAGAAGTTTGGATGTCTCACAGAGAACCTTGAAGAGGAAGTGTTCTACCTTCGGCACATTGATTTCAATCTTCTTCTTATTTGCCGAGAGCCGAATGGCGGTTAACACCTTCGTATGGGCAATGAAGACGGCGGTGAGGAGATCATCTAGATAGTCGCACCCTGAGTTGGTGTGAATGGTATGAATCTCGTGGTTCACCTTTTCCATGTTCCAATCGTGAACCTCGTTCAGAGAGTTTTGAAACTGCCATAATGCCCGCTTTGGCTCCTGCGCACTGGCTTCCTTGGCTTTCTCCAGAAGGTCAATGAAGAACTGGAAATAAGCGGGTACAAGGAAGACACAGAGCTGCTTGGTGTATTCCGCTCGCGCATCGGAGTAGACCGAAAGAATGGAATCGGATCCTCTGTTCATTCTTCTTCCTTCTTGGGTGTTGTGTCGCCCTTGTATAACGCACTTCCCAAAAAGGCCCAGAGTGAACCCGATAATTCTAAGCATGTACCGTAGTCTTTCAAGGTATTATCGTGATGTAGAATGGCATGAATAAACGTTTCTGGATGATACCCCTTCTTGATATACTGAATAAGGTTGTCGCCATGGAGTTGTTTCATGACCTCGCGCTCCTCGGCACGATGTGATAGAATACGATGCCACTCCTCTGGATACTCCTCCTGCAAATAGGCACACTGCTTGGCACGGCGATAGGAGTATTCGTTCTTCTGAAGATAGTCGTGT